GTTCGGGATCGGGGTAGCGCTCAGGCACCTGCATGGCCAACGTCATCCACGGGTTGAAGTAGCCAGCCGTTGATCGGCATCGATCGCGTAGCCGAAGGTCAATTCCAGCGGCGTGTTGCTCGTCGCCGCATCGATCAGCGTGGTGTCGGCAAAGCGCACCTCCAGGTTGCCCGTGAGACTGGCCACTGTGGGATCCGCACCATCGATCTTGCCGTCGGATCGGATGGTCTCGATGCGCTCGAGGTTGTTGGCATACGTCAGCTGCGCCGAGACCACATTGCCCAGGGCTTGGCCGTTTCGCAGGATCTGGCCTTGGAACTGATTGAAGCGCTGCAATTCCAGGGTACTGGGCGTGGCGTCCAGTGTGGCCGTGCGCCGCACCTCGCCCTGGGCCACCAGACCGACCGTGGTATTCGCGGCTCCGGATCGGGCAAAACCCACCTGCAGGCTGTTGACCATGACGCCGGAAGCGACGAACCAGGCTGGAATGTCTGGCAGGCCGGTTTCCAGCGTGAGGCTGGGCAGGCTCGGTTTGCCGGAGCCGAAGGTGTGGGTCACCACGCCGGTGCCCACCGAGGTGGGCTCGCCCAACAAGGCCTTGAGCCAGATGCCGATATGTCGCACATCGAGTGGCACGACCATGTCGCCTTCGACCTTGATCACGTCGCGGATCGGCACACTGGGGTCACGCCCCAGGCCAATCAGGTCGTTAGCGATCAGCCCCTGCTCGGAGCCGAGCGAGGTGGATACAAAGGGCAGCTGCCAGTAGCCATCTACCGGGGCGCTGCCATAAGTGGATTCAAACGCGGCCAAGAGGCTGGCGTTCGCACCGTAGGCACGGGCCATAGGTTTTCTCCTTGAGGGATTGGGTTCAGTTCAGCGAGCCGGAACTGCTGTAGTGCAGGACCACCGGCAGCAGGCAAGCTTTGATGCCACTCGTGCCGTCGGGGGCCAGTTCATCGAACTTCGGCTGACCGATTTCGGCGTACTCGACGACACCGGCGAGTGTCCGGTCGGCTTCGATCAGGGAAGCCAACTCGGTGAGCAGACCGTCTATGCGCGCGTCGCGAGTGCTGGCATCCGGTTCAGCCACAAACAGTTCAATGGCCACCTGGTGCTGCCAGTGGTAGGTCAGCGGCGACAGCGACACCTCGGGCTCGCCCATTTCGCCGTCGCGCAGGATCGCCATGGCGTGGTCCGCGATGCGCTCGGGCAAGGCAGCGTTGCGTTTGACGGTGGCACCCAAGGACAACTGACCGAGCACGGCGAACAATGCGCCGATCGCGTTTTCTCTTTGGCTCATGACGTTGCCCCTTTGCGATCCTCTTCGTCGAAGCGGTTGGCAATGCGCTGGGCCAGCGTGCTGATCCAGCGGCGTGCGCTGCTGTCGATGTCGAATTTCTTCTTTAGGGTCACTTGCGGCACGAGCAGGAACACGGGGACGGTGACCAGGCCTCGGCCAGTGGCCTGTGCCTTTTGCGAGGCAGCGGAGAAACCACCGCGTTGGCCTTGGCGGGCGCGCTGGTTTTCTGCGACGAGCAGCGAGGGTTTGCCCCGGCGGTAGATGAAACGCAGGCGCTGACCGCGCAGCCGCTCCCAAAGACCCGGCGTCATGCGTTTGCCGCGTGGCCCTTTGCCGGCAGCAGGCAGCGGGATCGCCAACCAGAAACCATCCTTGGATCGGATCGTGGCGCCCTGGTCATGGGCACCGACGATGACGGGCGCTCGGCTGTAGACGAGGCCCGCCGCCTTGATGCTCATCTGACCCTTGGGGTAGACCTTGCCGCGCCAGGTGTTGGCCAGGCGCTGACCAAGGCCCGCACCGGTGATCTGGCTGCGCAGTTCGGTCTTGAGGCCATCGGTGGCTTCGCGGATCGAGTGCGTCACCGCCAGCTCGGCAATCCGTACTTCATCGGCCAGCATATGATCCAGATCACCTGAGAGGGCTGCAAGTAGCTTCATGCCGGTGCTCCGGTGATGGTCCAAACCAACCTGTCACGGTCGGCCAGCGGTTCACCCACCACCTGGTAGGTCTGGCCAGCAACGGTGAAGCGCTCCCCCTCTCGGGGAGAGGCCACATCGCGTGCCAACAGATCAAAGCGGTGGGTGGCCAGTGCCAGACGCGTGTCGCCGAAGGACTCGACGACATCAGCCTGCTTGGCGATGAACCGGGTGGCAATCTCTCGACCATCGGCCAGCCGGTAGGTCCCAGGCACCCCCAGTCGGGCGAACAGGCGCGAGACTACCCGCTCAAAGGCGTGCTGCATCGAATCAGGCGGTCAGCTTGATCAGCACACCCGGGCGGTGGCACATCGGAAGCGGATTGCTCTGGGTGTGCAGATCGGTGCCGCGATCGAACTGACGTGGCGCCTGCTTGGCGTACAGCGGCTGACCCAGGGTGTTGACCGTTTCGTTGAAGTCGGCCGGCGCGAAGTAAGTACCGAAGGTGTCCACGGTGCCCAGAGGGAAGGCATGAGCCTCGCCGGGAGCAATGAAGCGGCGGGTGCCCAGCTCGCCATTGGCCTGCAGGTAAGCGGCCTGGCCCCGGTACTCCTCGAAGGTGACACCCGCGTAGGTGAAGCCCGATCGCACGTCGTTGATGAGCACTGCGCCTTGCTGCCAGTTGGTGTAGGCGGTCTTGACCTCTTTGTGGGTGGTCAGCGCGCGGAAGAATTCCGGCGAACAGAGGACATGCACGCCGGTCATGAATTCGCCCTGCAGCGCATCCTCGATCTTGGTCAGCAGGTCGTAGCAATGGCCTTTGACCTCGCTGTTGGCATTGGCCAGATCGAAGTTCACCGACTGCGGCGTGATCTGGAATTCGGTGAACAGGTTGCTGATCACGCTGCCATCGGCGTCCAGGATCTCGCCCTTCAGGGCGCCCATGCGCAGGTGCTCGAGCGTGATGGCGTGCTTGTTGCGCATGGTCTCCAGGTGGCGGGCCAGCACGCCGGAGATAGCCTCCATCTCGGTCTCAGACCCAAAGGCGCGGATGCCCTGGACTTCCTCGGGGAGCACCACATCGTCATGCGGGATGTGGGGAATGACGAAGGAGCGCAGCTTGCGCTTGCCACGCTCACCCACGGTGCCGGGCGAGCCAGGGGGCTTGGTGGGCAGCAGGTTCAGGCGGCCGGCGTACTCCTCGACGATGATCTGGCGGGTGCGCACGGGTTTGGCCGGGAACAGGTTCAAGGCTTCCAGGCGGCCGTAGCGGTTGGGGATGAGGTTGATGGCGGCGGTCAGGCTGGCCATCGAGAAACCAGGATTCAGAAACGGGTTGTTCATTCGGGGCTCCAAGAATGACGAAACCCGCGCAAGCCACAAGGCCAGGCGGGTTCAAGGGATGGGGGACAGGCGGATTTACGACGTGGATCAGGCGGATTCACGGACCAACACGCCGCGCTCGGCCAGTTGCTGCTCGTAAGCCGCGCGCTGAGCACCGGCGAGCGCAATCGGCCAGACCAGAGCGGTCTTGGCCACGATGGCGTGGCGGGTGATCAGGATGGCGTCGCTGCGGTCGGCATTGGTGGCATCGATCGCGTTGGCGAGCACGCCAATTGCCGCCTCAGTCCCGTCGGTTGCAGTCGGGTCGATGGCGTAGTGCTTGCCGTCGCTCGCATTGCGGCCGAGCACGGTGCCCAAAGGCAGGTTCTGGCCAGCGGCGATGGTGGCGACGTCGCGCGAATAGCGGTTGGGGGCTTCGTACTTCAACAGGTCGCCGAGGTTGTGGGGTTCGGTGATGGGGGTCATGGGTCAGTCCTTTCTGGGTCGGGTGCGTCAGGCCTGGGCCGTCAGCTTTTTGACGGCGGCCACGATGGGCGAGGCTTCGGGGCGGTCGAGGTTTTGCGTTCCAGCATCTACCGTGATGGTCGAGCGGATGTCATCGGCCTCGGAATGTGCAGCACGGGCATCAATCAGCACACGCCGGACATCGGCCTCGGTCTTGCCAGCCGCGATGAATTCAGCCGCACGGTCCGGACAGCCGGCGAGCATGCAAACCTCGGCAATGCCCTGGGCAGTCTGGGTCACCTCGCGGCGGGCTTCGGCCACCAACACGGCGACTTCGTCGGTGCTAATGGTGTCGGTGGTCTCGATCACTTTCTCTTCTTCGTTCATGGTCATTTCCTTCTTCAAGGGTGCCGCCTCAGCACGGATGACGCCCCGCACCTGAGACGGCGGATGGTTACGGGCGTTGAGGAACATGTGAAATTCATCCAGCGTGGCCTTCAGCGTCTGGAGGCCATCGGCCAGACCTTGGGCCACGGCATTGCTGCCGAAGAAGAGCCCAGCCTCTGTGGCGCGCACGGCATCAAGGTCCAGGCCACGCATGGCTGCCACGTGCTCGGTGAAGATGGCGTAGAGCCGATCGACTTCGCTTTGCAGTTCGGTCTTGGCACTGTCCGACAAAGGCTCGTGTGGCGAGTAGTCGTTCTTGTGGGCACCCGCCGTGATCGCCGTGAACCGATATCCGTCTTGGGCATCCTTGACCGATTGGTCGACATGCAGGGCAATGACGCCGATGGAGCCAACACCTCCGGTCTCGGTCACGAACAGGCGATGGGCGCTGGCGGCAATGGCATAGGCGGCTGAATACGCCGCATCGTTGGCCACCGCCCAGACGGGCTTGACCGCAGCTGCCTCGCGCACACGACGGGCCAACTCGAAACTGCCCGAGGCCTCGCCACCGGGCGAATCGATGTCGAGCAGGATGCCTCTGACCTGCGGGTCGGCCAGGGCGGAGTCCAGCATAGCGGCGATCTCGCCGTAGGAGGTCAGACCCGAGGCGGCTTCCATGCCGAGCGAGCGTTTGACCAGCGAGCCGTGGATGGGGATCACCGCAATGCCCTCGGGGGCTGCGGCTGCGGGAGGCCGTTGGTACACCGCCATGTCCATGGCTGGCATGGCCGGAACATCGGCCATGCCGATGCGCTGGCCGACCACCGACAGGATCACATCCAGCTTGGGTCGGTGAACCAGCAAGGGCGTCCCGAATAGGCGGGAAGCAAGGTAAGTCATGGTTGGGTGTCCTGGTTGTTGGGTGGCGCATCCATCGGATCAGTCGACTGTTCGTCGATGGCTTGCGCGTTGTTCGGATCAGGTGTCGGTGCAGTCACCTGGTCATGCCGGGCATCGGAGTCGAAGACCAGCCCCAACGCATCAGCCCGGGCGTTGTCCGCTGCGATCTCGCGGTCAACGTCTTCGGCGTCGTAGCCGTTGCCGGAAATCGCTTCCGACCGGCTCATGAGGCCCGCGCGGATGGCCAACTTCATGGCGTTGAATTCCTTTTGCGGATCCACCCAGCTCCAGCCCTGCGGAATCCACTTGGCGGCTTGGTAGGTGCGGCGGTCTTTGCGGTAGCCGGGAAGATCCAGTGCACCTTCCAACACCGCCTGATCCATCCAGGCACGCCAGATCGGCCGACACAGCTGATGCACGATCACGCCGTGCTGCAGGGCTTCACAGCGGCGGCGAAACTCCAGCAGGCCCGCCCGGATCGAGGAATAGTTCACCTGGGTCAGATCACCGGTGAGCATCTCGTAGGTGATACCCATGGCAGCGGCCACAGCGCGAAACTGCTGGCGCATGAATTCCGCGTAGGAACTGCCGACGTCGGCAGGCGCCGAGAACTTGATGTCCTCGCCTGGCTCCAGGATCTGCAGCGTGCCTGGCTCCATGCTCGCGAGCGCCACGCCGTTGGCGTCGGCCGCCGCCTCGCCCATCAGGTTGTCTTCCGGGGCCATGCGGGTGATGAAGCCGGCAAACATCGCAGCGGTTTTCTTGCGCACCAGCTCCGCGTCGTCGTACTGGTCCAGCTCGTTGAGTTTCACGAGCGCCCGAGTGAGCCACGGCTCGCCCCGGATCTGGCCGGGGCGCAAGGGACGAAACAGGTGGATCACTTCACTGGCATCCACCCGTACGGTGTCCATGCCACCGGCACTGCTGGACATCGGGGCCAGCAATCCGTCGTTGGGATGCGAGCGGTAGAGGTGGTAGGCCACTCGGCGACCCAGACGGTCAAACTCGATGCCAGACCGGACGACATTACCGCCGGGCAGATCGCGGTTCATGGTGTTGGGTAGATGTTCGGCTTCCAGCACCTGGATCTGCAGCGCCACCGGCAGGCCATCTTCGGTGCGGCGGTAACGCAGTCGGATCAGAGCCTCGCCACCTTCGAGCATGGCGCGCGTGGCCAGTGCCTGCAGACCGTAGAAGTCGGTGAGCCCTGCCGCGTCGGCCTGTTCACACCAGTCCCACCAGAGGCTGTGGATCGCCTCGCGCGTGGCCTGGTCTTGGACCATGCTTTGCGGCTTGATGCCGGTGCCGATGGCGTTCGCCACGAAGGCTTCGATGCCAGCGGCGGCCCAGGCGTTGCGCCGCACCAGATCCCGGCTCTTGGCACGCAGTTCGTCTTGGGCGAGCGAGAGCGTCGCCACCGCACCCGGGTTGCTGGGCATCCAGGCCAGGGCGCGGCGACCACCGCCGGTGCCGTCGTAGACGGGCGTGCCACCGAACATGCGGCGGCTGATCCGGGTCATGGTTTTGAGCCAGGCCATCAGAGTGCCTTGCTCGTGGTCACACGGATCTGGCGCGATTTGGGTGCGCCGGATTCACGGGCGATGGTGACTTCGACTTCAGCGATCGCAGATTTCAGATCAGCCACGCTGCGGTATTCGATGCTCTTGCCGTCGTAGGTCACGCGGTGCTCGCCGCTGGCCAGGGCTTCACGCAGGGCCTGCAGGTGTTCTAGGGTGTATGTGGTCATCAAGTCATCCATCGGCTGCGCACCACCCGACGTGGGTTCGGTTTGGCGCTGCCAGAAGAACTGAGGCCACCGTCGAACTTCTGCTCTTGGGTGGCCTCGGGGGTTGTGATTTGTTTGGCAACGACCG